AGGAAAGAATGCAGGCACTACGTGATAATGATGAGGAGAAGTTCATTGGTGCATATGTAAAAGAGCCCATCGTTGGTAAGTATGATTGGATTTATGATTTGGATTTGACATCACTATATCCCTCAATTATTATGACACTTAATATATCGCCAGAAACAAAGATTGGTAAGATTAATAATTGGGATGCCGAAGCTTGGATTAAGGGTGAAGATGCCGGCACATATAAGATAATTGGTAAAAACGAAACATATGAATATACCCGAACAGAATTAGAGGAAGTAATTAAAGATAGTAATTTAGGTGTAGCAGCAAATGGGGTATTATATAATCAGGATAAGCCAGGTCTAATTGCAGATATACTTGATATGTGGTTTAAAAAAAGAGTTGAGTATAGAAAGTTGGAAAAGAAATATGGTGAAGAAGGAAATACAGACCAGTATGAGTTTTATGGTAAAAGACAGCATGTGCAGAAAATTCTTTTAAACTCAATGTATGGTGTATTGGGTTTGCCCGCATTTCGTTTTTATGATGTAGATAATGCAGAAGCGGTGACTCTGACCGGACAGGTAGTGATTAAGAAAACGGCGGAAATGGCAAATATAAAATATTGGAAAGAATTAGGAACAAAAGAGGATTACAATGTGTATATTGATACCGATTCAATTTATATGATGGCAGAACCTTTAGTAAAACATAGATACGCAGAATATAAAGAATTTGATGAAAACAGAATGGCACAAGAAGTAAATATAATTGCAGATGAAACACAATCATTCTTAAATAAATTCTATGATATTTTAGCAGAGAGATTTTTCTTTATACCAAAAGAGAAACATCGCTTTGAAATTAAGAAAGAGTATATTAGTAAAGCAGGGTTTTGGGTGGCAAAGAAGCGATATGCACAATGGATGATTTTGAAAAATGGCATTCCTTGTGATAAGTTGGACGTAAAAGGGTTGGATGTTGTAAGAAGTTCATTCCCCAAAGCATTTCAGGACTTTATGGCAAGAACCTTAAAGGACATTCTTATGGGTAAAACAAATGCTGATATAGACAAATCCTTATTAGATTTTAAAAAAGATATGATAAACCTACCAGTTAATAAAATTGCAAAGGGTGGAGCAATTAAAGAATTGAGTAAATATGATAGTGGTAATTGGCAAAAAGGAAAAGCAATTACAGAATTTGAGAAAGGAACACCCGCACACGTCAAAGCCGGAATAGCATATAACCGATTACTAAAATTCTTTGATTGTCCATATAAGCACGAACCAATTAGAGATGGTGATAAAGTAAAGTGGGTATATCTTAAAACAAATCCATTAGGATTAGAAGGAGTGGCGTTTAAGGATTACAATGACCCTAAAGAGATTACGGATTTTATTGAAACCTATATTGATAGAGATGAAATCTATAAAGCAGAATTAGAAAATAAAATTGATGATTTCTACAATGCGTTAAAGTGGGAGAAAGCATCAGTAGAGGCACAAACCGCTAAAAAGTTTTTTGCATTTTAGTTATGAGTAGAAGTTTAGACCATTATACAAAACAATCAAAAATCTTACCAATACGTGAGGATATAAATGTAAAAGACCAATTTGGTTTTTTACCACTTTCTATTATCAAACCAACAAAAGAAAGTAAAGAAAAGTGGAACGATGCTTATTTTGATGATGGCGAGATTGATATCCGCAAAATAAATGGTGGATATGTTAAAGGAGCGGGCGGCGGACCACAAAAGATGTCAGAGTTTCACGCCGGAGTTGCGGAAAATATTATTAGATATTGGTCAATGCCCGGTGCAAGAGTTGTTGACCCATTTGCAGGTAGAGTGACCCGTGCAGTTGTAACTACAAAATTAGGTAGAGAGTATTATGGTTATGAGATTACACCAAACACACATAGAAGAGCATTAGCACACTTTGATAGGTTAGGTATATCACCAACATTATATTTAGGTGATGGAACAAAATTGAGTAAAACGGAAGACAATTTTTCAGACTTAATTTTTACATGTCCACCATATTATAGTATTGAAAAATATGAAAGTGTTGAAGGACAATTAAGTGATAATAAATCATATTCCGATTTTATGAATGAAATAGATTTATGTGTTGAAAATTGTTTTAGAGTAGCAAAAGCCGGTTCGTTTTGTGTTTGGGTAGTAGCAGATTTTAGAGATAATGGAAATCTATTGAACTTTCACGGAGATACAATTCAATCATTTAAGAAAGCGGGTTGGTCACATCACGATATTATTATTATGGAAAATATATCACCATTTGCAACATTAACACAATATCAGGCTGCATGTAAAAGATATGTGCCAAAAACTCATGAATATATTTTGGTATTTCGTAAACCAGGAGAATATATTATTCCTTCATATTGTAAAGAAATTGAATATGAAATGGATAAAAAAGTTAAAAAGTTTTTTGCATTCTCATAAAAATTTCGTATATTTAACAAACATAAAATTTAAAACAAATGAACAAAAACAATTTATTAAGATTTATTCAAAAGTATTCTTTGGGAGGACTTATTGAATCCGTAGCATGGAACGCAGAAGGAACCAAATTATCAGTAAGATTTATTTCTGATGATAAAACCCTATTAGGTGAAGTAGAATTTAATGCATTTACTTCTAAACCATTTAATGTTGGTATCTATACAACATCATTACTCAAAAATATGATTGGTGTATTAGATAACGATATTACATTGAAAGTTGATAAAACAGGTGATAAAGCAGTTACACTAAAATTAAATTCAGATGATACCGAAACATCGTATCAGTTGGCCGATTTGGGTGTAATTCCACCCGTACCAGATTTAAAAGCATTACCTGATTTTGGTATTGAAATTGATATGACATCCCAAATGGTGGATAAATTTATTAAGGCAAAAGGTGCATTGAGTGATATTGATACATTTACAATCTTTACTGAAGGTGATGATTTAAAGTTAGCAATCGGTTATTCTTCAATATCAACAAATAGAGTCACCTTTACAGCGATTAAAGGATTTACAACCGAAGTTAAACCAATTTCATTTTCAGCAAAATATCTGAAAGAAATTCTTACTGCAAACAAAGAAGCAACTAATGCAAAATTAAAAGTATCAACCGATGGTTTATCACACGTTGAATTCCAAATCGATGACTTTGTATGTAAGTATTATTTAGTAGAAATTTCAAATTAAAAAAAACAAAAAATAAATTTATGAAAAACTTTTTATTAATTTTAGCGGTATTAATTACCACAAATGTATTTGGACAAAAATTCCAAAAATTAGAAGTAAACGTTGGTGCATCATTATTTGCTCCTATTACTAAAAATGTAACATGGAACGATAAAGGATGGGGACAACGAGTACAATTTGCTAAACCAAGAAATGATAAGTTTGCTTATCTATTAAACTTAGGCTTACAACAAAATAAAGGTGGTTATATCCAATTACCAGTTTTATTAGGTGCTAGGCATATTGTTTATAAACAATTATATGTGACATATGGTACAGGCGCTACATTTTTTAAAGATGAAAATGCTAAGTTTACACTAACAGCAGGTTGGGGATTTATTACTAAAAAAATAATTGTTGAACAATCTGTATTTAGAGCAACAAGAGCTAATTATACAACTTTAAATGTAACACATAATAACAATATTGGTATTACAGTATTATATAGATTATAAATAAAAACAAAAAAAATGGCAAAGACAGAACAATTAGAATTATTTCCAGCCGAAAAGGGTAGTTTAGAATTACCAGAGGTAAAACCAATAAAAGATGCCGAATGGTGTTTTCAATTTTTTAACAATGAGCCAGTAGTATTTGGTTGGCAAGGCGAAAATACTGAACCATCCCCATTAGTTTTACAATTACAACCTGTAGAAAGTGATGTATTAACATTTAAACAAAATGGAATGGAGTTTAGAATTTTTGCTAGACCTATCTCCGAAGATACTAAAAAAATAAGAAAGGAGCAGGATGAAAATAAAAATAAAGAAGCTTAACCCAAAAGCAGTAATTCCACAATACGCAAAGTATGGGGATGCCGGTGTAGATTTAATTGCAACATCAATTATATCAGATAAGCCCAACCAAATAACATATGGTATGGGCATTGCAATGGAAATACCAGAAGGATTTGTAGGATTAGTATTTCCACGTTCATCAATCAGAAAAACCGATTTAGTATTATCAAATTGTGTTGGTGTAATTGATAGTGGATATAGAGGTGAATTACAGGCTACATTCAATAAAATTAATCATCATTCAGTAAGAAAAGAAGATTATAAAATAGGTGATAGAATAGCACAAATTATAATCCTTCCATATCCACAAATAGAATTTACAGAAGTAGAAGTATTATCTAACACCGAAAGAGGCGAAGGCGGATTCGGTTCAACTGGAAATTAATATGAGTTTTTTCGCAAACGATATAAGCAAAAGAGAACATACTTTGTGGGTAGAGAAATATCGTCCACAAACACTTGCAGATTATGTAGGAAATGAGCAAGTAAAAGAAACAATCCAACAATATTTGGACACTAATGATATTCCACATCTATTGTTTTATGGTAAAGCGGGTACGGGTAAAACCACACTTGCAAAACTTATCGTAAATACAATTAAGTGTGATAGTATGATTATCAACGCATCTGATGAAAACAATGTGGACACCGTAAGAACAAAGGTAAAGAACTTCGCATCCTCAGTAGGTTTCGCAGGATTTAAAGTGATTATCCTTGATGAGTTTGATTATATGACTCCAAACGCACAGGCAATCCTTCGTAACCTAATGGAAACATTTAGTAAGCATTGCCGATTTATTTTGACTTGTAATTATATTGAGAAGATTATTGACCCTATTCAAAGCCGTTGTCAATCATTTGCAATTACTCCGCCAACTAAAAAGGGTGTGGCGATGCAAGTTAGTAAGATATTGGATGGAGAAAAGATTAAATATGATATTAAAAATGTTGCAGATATAATTAATTCATATTATCCAGATATTCGTAGAGTCCTAAACACTTGCCAATTACAATCCGCAAAAGGAGAATTAAAAGTAGACCATAAAGTAATGGTTGAATCAAATTTTCAGACTAAATTGATTGAATTATTAAAATCAAACGATGATAAACGTAATTTGTTTATGAAGATTAGACAGGCAGTTGCAGATAATCACTTAAACGATTATTCCGAAATGTATTCTATGTTATACGATAAAGTAGATGAGTATGCAGTAGGTAATACTGCAAATGTAATCCTAACTATTGCTGATGGTTTATCCAAAGATGCATTAGTAGTAGATAAAGAAATAGTTTTTATGAGTACAATTATTCAAATTTTAAATATTATAAAATAATGGAGCAAGGACAAGGAATGCCTATGAATTTTAAATTAACAGATGCAAGAGAAATGCTTTGTGAATGCGGTAATAATACATTTATGCCAGGGTTTAGATTTAGAAAAGTATCCCGCCTAATCACAGGTGGAGCAAAAGATAGTGTACTTCCTATCGAAATGTATCTTTGTACACAATGTGGAAAACCTTTACAAGACCTTCTTCCTGACGAATTAAAAGATAATAAAGTAATTGAATAATGGCAGCAAAAAAATTATTTGACCATTTAAATGCAATAACTGCAGAGCAAGACCCAAAATATTTTGACCGACTTTCTGAAGAGGATTTAAAATCATGGAGTAATTTTATGATTAATCGTTTTCTTTCTATGAAACCAGAGTGGGTTGAGTTGATTGCTACCTTACTTCCTTTAACACAAACCTTACAACCTAAAGAAATGTATAAGTTGTATATTAGTGTTATTCCAAAAGGTAAATACTTTTTAAAATATATCAAAGGTAAATCTGCAGATAAATATGAAAGTTTTTTAATTGATTTAATTAAAACAGATTTTCAATGTTCAGAAAAAGAAGCATTGGAATATATTGAAGTCCTTTATTCAACTAGGGAAGGTAGAGAAAATATTAAATACATTTGTGAAAAATATGGTACTGATAAAAAACAAATCACAAAGCTTAAATTAAAAATATAGTGTTCAATAAAAAATACCTAATAGCCAGCGGTTGTTCCTTTACAGAAGGACATATTTTAAAAGAAAAGGGGTCTTGGGCAACTTATTTTGCAAAAAATAATAATTTAACATTGGTAAATTTAGGTAAGGGTGGAGCCGGAAACGAATATATTATAAATAATACAATACAATATTCTATTATGAATAAAGAAATAGCAGATAATGCTATTTTTGGTATTCAGTTAAGTGAAGTTTTAAGAACTTTAGTTTGTTTAGATTTTCCAGATACAAATGGATACCCAAAATATACTCACCTAACACCTATGTCATTTATAGATGAGCAGCATTTTGATAATTGGAATTTTAATGTGTATCATAATAATTTTATTTATGAAAACAGATATTCATTGGCTCCATTTTTTATAAACATTACACATGCCGTATCTATAACAATTAATTCTTTAATTAATTTTATAAATTTTTGTGAAAAAAATAATTATCAGTATTTTATATTTGATGGTATAAACACTAATATTCCAGAAAAAACGAAAAATGGGTGGGGTTTAATTGGTAAGGCGGAAATTGATAATCATAAAGTAGAGGTTATGGAAAATTTACAAACTTTTGGTGAATTTAAAAATAACGGCCGACCTATAATCCATAAATCTATAATTGAATATTTACTTAATATAAAAAATTACATCAGAGATGTTCAATATAAGCAATATTTGATTGATATAGGAGATAATGAATATAACGATAGTAATTTTTATTTGAAAGATAATGTAGGCCATCCAAATGAATTAGGTTCAAAACTATGGGCAGAACATTTGCAACCAATTATAGAAGATTTATTTGGTAAAATAAATTAAATTGGTTATATTAGATATATGGCAAGAGTATCATTTTCACAATACAGCATGTGGAGTACATGTCCACATCAATATAAATTAGCATACATAGATGGATTATCAGAATCCGGTTCGAATATACATTCTATATTCGGAACAGCAATGCACGAAACCTTACAACACTATTTAGATAAGTGTTTACGAATATCGAAATCACAAGCCGATAAGATGATTGATTTAAAGGAGTATCTCAAAGAAAGAATGAGGGAAACTTACCTAAAAGAAGCTGAAGGTGAAATTGGTTCTACTATTTGCACAAAAGAGGAAATGGTAGAATTTTTACACGATGGTAATGTTTTACTAGATTGGTTTCAAAAATCTAAAAACTTTAATAAGTTCTTTTCGCTAAAGCATGATGAGTTAGTAGCAATTGAGCAACCAATTAATACAAAGATTGCAGAGGGGGTAAACTTTATGGGTTTTATTGATTTAATTATTAGAGATACATTTACAGGCAAATATCGTATTATAGATTTCAAAACATCTACTGCAGGTTGGAGTAAATATCAAAAATCAGACCCCGTCAAAAATTCACAAATACTACTTTACAAAAAGTTTTATGCGGAAATGATTGGTATTTCCGAAGATATGATAGATGTTGAATTTATTATATTAAAACGTAAAGTAACTGTAAGAGAAGATATACCAACACACCGAATAAGTAAACATATTCCTGCAAGTGGTAAACCATCTATAAATAAAGCGTGGGCTGGTTTCAAAGGATTTGTAGAGAGTGTATTTGATGAATCAGGTAATTACCGATTAAATACAAATTATATTAAAAAGCCAAGTAAACTTTGTGATTGGTGTGAATTTTTAGGAACGCATTGTGATGGTAAAAATTAAACTCAAACTATATATATTTAAAATAAGTTATGGCTAAAAAGAAAATTCTGTTACTCTCCGATGACCTTAGAATGGCTAGTGGTATCGCAAATGTTTCAAAGCAATTAGTATTAGGGACTGTTGATAAATATGATTGGGTACAATTGGGTGCAGCAATCAAACATCCGGAAGCTGGTAAAATAATGGATTTAAATGAGGACGTTCGTAAAAATACAGGTATATCAGATGCATCTGTCAAAATTTATCCCTTCGATGGTTATGGTAATCCAGATATCATACGTCAATTGATAATGGTAGAAAAACCTGATGCAATTCTACACTTTACTGACCCAAGATATTGGATTTGGTTATATGATATGGCACATGAAATTCGCCAATCAGTACCACTTTTCTTTTATCATATTTGGGATGATTTGCCAGACCCAAAATACAATAGAGATTATTACGAAAGTTGTGATTGGATTGGTTGTATTTCAAAACAAACTTATGGTATAACCCGTAGAGTTTGGGGATGGGATAAGGAAACATATTGGAAAAAGCCAGCCGATTGGCAAGTAAGTTATGTGCCACACGGAATTAATTCACAAGATTATAAACCCACAGATGTGCCGGAGGATTTTAAACAATCTATTTTTGGTGATAAAAAATACGATTTTGTACTTTATTGGTCCAATAGAAACATTCGTAGGAAACAACCAATGGATGCAATGTTAGCATTTGATTTATTTCGTAAAGGATTACCAGTAGATAAGCAGGATAAAGTTTGTATGGTAATGCATACTCAACCTGTGGATGAAAATGGAACTGATTTACCAAAATTTATAGAGCATTGTATACCTGATTCAAATATTATTTTTACAAGTAATCGTTTTTCAGAGCAACAATTAAATTATCTTTACAATCTTGCCGATGTAACAATTAATCTAGCGTCAAATGAAGGTTTTGGTTTAGCGACCGCAGAATCTGTAATGGCAGGAACACCTATTATTCTTAATGTATCAGGAGGTATGCAAGACCAGTGTGGATTTAGAGACACAACAGAAAAATTGTTTACTGCAGAAGATTATGTAAAAATAGGTTCTTTACACAAACGTGATTGGAAGGATAAAGTATCCTATGGAGAATGGGTAAAACCTATTTGGCCAGTACGTTCAGTAACAGGTTCAGTACCTACACCATATATTTTCGATGATAGAATTGATTTTGAAGATGTAGCACCGTTAATACGTGAATGGTATGATATGGGTAAAGAAGCCAGAAAAGAAGCTGGACTCAAAGGCAGAGAGTGGATGTTAGGAGATGGAAATTTGAGTAAAGAATATATGTGTCAATCTTTAGTAGATGGTATGGAGGCTGCATTCGCAAATTGGAAACCAATTAAAAAATACGAATTAATTAAGATATGAAACCAACATTAGTATTTCAGGCACCGGTAGCAACAAGAAGTGGATATGGTGACCATGCAAGAGACCTTTTACATTCCCTTTACAAATTGGATAAATTTGATATTAAAGTAATTAGTACACGTTGGGGAAATACACCAATGGATGCTCTTAATTATGATAATGTATTCCATAAATGGGTTGTAGATAATGTTATACAAAATACTGAACAAAAACCTGATATTTACATACAAGTTACGGTGCCAAACGAATTTCAGCCAATAGGGCATTACAATATAGGAATTACAGCCGGTATTGAAACCACAGCATGTGCATTAGATTGGATACATGGTTGTAATAGAATGGATTTGATAATTACACCATCTGAACACGCTAAAAAAAGTTTAGTTGGTACAATCTACAACGAAGCCAATCCACAAGGGCAATTGATACGTCAACACAAAATTGAAAAACCAGTTGAAGTTCTTTTTGAAGGATTTGATGAATCTGATTTTGGAACGGATACAATCGCAAAAATTAATGTATTAGATGAAGTAAAAGAAGATTTTGTTTTCTTATTTGTTGGACATTGGTTAAAGGGTGATGAAGGTGAGGATAGAAAAAATGTTGGTATGATGATTAAGACATTTGCTATGGCTTTTAAAAATGAAAAAGTAAAACCAGCATTGGTGCTTAAAACATCATCAGCAACATTTAGCGTTTTAGACAGAGAAGGAATAGTTTCAAAAATTAGACATGCATTGGCTAAGGATTATGGAACAGTCCCTGTATATTTAATACATGGTGATATGAGTGCTCATGAATTAAATAGTTTATACGAACATCCAAAAGTAAAAGCAATGTTGAATTTTACAAAAGGTGAAGGATTTGGTAGACCTCTTTTAGAATTTAGTTTAACAGGAAAACCTATTATCGTTTCTAATTGGAGTGGTCATTTAGATTTTTTAAAAGATGGGGCAGTATTACTAGATGGTGAATTAAAAAATGTACATGAATCTGCAGCAGACCAGTTTTTGTTAAAAGAATCACAATGGTTTAATGTAAATATTTCTAAAGCATTACAGATTGTTAAAGATGTTTTTAAAAATTATGATAAATATAAAACGGCATCTTTTCAGTTAGGTAAACAAAACAAACAAAATTTTAGTCTCACAAAAATGACTAAATTGTTTGATACTATTTTAAACAAATATGGTATTTATAGTAAAGTACAACCAAAGTTTCAGCAGTTACAATTACCTAAACTTAAAATCTTAAATAGATAATTATGGATAAATCTTATTCAAAAAAATATTTAAAATTAGTAAAGAAAAAAATACAAGTCACTCCAAAACAAATGACCAGAGCAAAATTTTATTTACTTAAAAATTATGAATATGTTACTGGTGAAGTTGGTTCATTTAGTGATGCTGATGCACCTATTATTTTTAGTATATTTGTTTCGCCACAAAATGATATTGTACACGCAGTATTATTATCGGGGGTTGATTTAAACATAGCTAAAAGATTTTTTTCTAAATTTTCAAATAAAGAAACCAATTTACTTGAAATGAAACAGGGTGCCAAACAATTTTATTCAAGTGCAGTGGCAAAAATACCCAAAATTACAAGCGAAGCTTATAGAACATACAAATTAAGTGGTATAAAAAAAGTTTATGAATTAAATATGAATATAGATAAACTAACACCTGCAAGTATGAAAATTACGGGTATTGATAATAAATCACAAGTCAAAAATAAATAGTTATGACATCGCAAGAATTTACGATTTGGTTAAAAGGTTTTATTACAGCATGTAATGATTATGCACCTACACCAAAACAATGGGATACAATAAAAGAAGAATTGCAAAAAGTAAATTCTTTTAAATCTACAAATACGTCTACTGCTTATTCTTATCCTGAAAATGCTACTTGGTCATATTCTAATGGTGAAAACAAATAAACATTATTGTTATGAAAACATCTTTAGTTACTGGTGGTTGTGGTTTTATAGGTTATGCATTAACTCAGAAACTAATTAGTAAGGGCTATAACGTAGATGTAATTGATAATTTATCTATTGGTAAAGAAGCTAAGGATGTCAAAAAATTAGGTGCTAATTTTTCAAAAATTGATATTAGAGATATAGATATTTTAGGTAATAAATCCTACACATACATATTTCACCTAGCGGCGCTAAGTAGAATACAACCATCATTCCAAAATCCTTCTTGGACTTTTAATGTAAATGTAGAAGGAACAAAAAAAGTAGTAGAATACGCTTTTAGAAGTAGTAGTAAATTAATATATTCTGGCTCATCTTCTCGTTGGCATAACCCAATATTATCACCATATGCATTAACAAAACACATGGGAGAAGAATGGATTAAAATGTATAAACAAATTTATGAAATAAATGCTGAAATAGCTAGATTTTACAATGTTTATGGACCGGGAGAATTAGTAGATTCAGATATGGCAGCAGTAATTGGAATGTGGAGAGCTGCAATTAAAAATAATAATTCTATTAAAATTCATGGTGATGGTGAACAACGTAGGGATTTTACCCATATTGATGATATAGTTGATGGATTAATCCGAATAGCAGAATCAGATGAAAAGCATGAAGATGCATGGGAATTAGGTACGGGGTGTAATTACTCAATTAATGAAGTTGCAAATATGTTTGGCGATGTTAAAAAAGAATATGTAGCGGATGTGAAAGGAAATTACAGAGAAACAATAAGAATAAATAATGATGCTATCGAAAGATTAGGATGGCAACCAACTGATAAATTAAAAAGTTATATTGATGAAATTAAGTTACGCAATTACAGCTTGTAATGAGCACGAAGAAATTATTCGTTTAGTTACACAATTACTAAACTATAAGGGTGAAAATTCTGAGGTGGTTGTGCTTTTAGATACCCCAAAGGCACCAACTGAAATGCTTGAATATTTGGAGTTACAAGCAAATGCAGACCATATTACTTTAGTAGAATCGGAATTTAATAGTGATTTTGCACAATGGAAAAACCTTTTAAACTCACAATGTAAGGGTGATTGGATATTTCAATTAGATGCAGATGAATATTTAATGCCGGAATTAATAGATAATTTAGAGGATATATTAAGTAATAATGAAGATAAAGATTTAATACTTATACCACGAATAAATACGGTTGAGGGGTTGACTGATTCACATATTCAAAAATGGGGTTGGAAAGTAGATGAAAAGGGTTGGGTAAATTTTCCTGATGTACAAACCCGTCTCTATAAAAAATCGGACAAAATAGGTTGGAGCGGTAAAGTTCATGAAAGGATTGTTGGATTTGAAAATTATACAGCATTCCCAACAGAAGAATTATATTGTATCAAACATCCAAAAACAATTGATAGACAAGAAAAACAAAATAATTTTTATAATACCTTATAATGGTTCATGTTTATTATCATATATACGCAATAGATGGCATTGAATCTATAATCGAAGAACAAATTCAATTAATCCAAAAACATTTTAATTTTCAATATAATTTAAATATAGGAATTTCCATATCAGATGAGAATATAAAGTCAAAACCAATTATTGATAAAATTTATAGTTTTAATAAATTTAATTATAAAATAAAAGATATAAGATGTAGGGGTAATGAATTTATTACTTTAGATTTAATAGAAGAAGATAAAAAAATGTTTGGAGATGAAGATTATATTTTTTACTTCCATACAAAAGGTGCTTCCAAAATTAGTCATGTTTTTTACAATTATATTTGTGATTGGAGAAATTTGCTGAACTATTTTAACATAGAAAAGGTAAATAGTGTATTTAAAATTTTAGAAAAAGGAAATTTTAACACATATGGTATTAATTTATTGGATAGAATTTATAATAATAAACCAACAAAAATGTATGGGGGAAATTTCTGGTGGGCAAAAGCAAAATATGTAAAGACAATTGATACAAAAAAATCTGATAAATTTATTAGAGTAGATGCCGAAATTAATTATATACAAAATGGAATTGATTGGAACCCTTTTAACGCATTTAATAGTAATGTAAATCACTATTATCATCCATACTCAAAAGAAAATTATGCAAAATAAAATAACATTTATATACGATTATAAAGATGGTGAAATATGGTCCACACCGATGGCTTTGGTAAATGAATTTAAAAAAAGAGGATGGGAAATCCAAATAATAAAAACTAATGATACTGATTTAAAAAATTGGGTGGATTCGAAACCAAAAACTGATATAGTCCTTTTTATGGATTGGGGTAGATTTGATTCACAATATCTAAATAAGGATTTAGTTTCCGCATTTTGGATTCAAGAAAGCGGTGATGACCCACAAAACTTTGAGAGAAATTATCCAAAAGCAAATCGTTTTCATTATACAATTACACCGGATAAACAAAGTGCAAAAGAATATCAGAATAGAGGTATAAATGCTCATTGGATAAATCATTTCGCAGATACCGCTGTGCAATTTCCAATGAATATAGAACCAAAATTTGTAGGGGTTACAACTAGAGGACCAGGAGGTTCTCAATTTCTTGATTACCTTACCAATTGGGCAGAGGGAGTTATAGGAAATCGTAATGGTATGGGACCAAAAGAACATACAGAATTTTTAAATAGTGGTCTAATTGTAATTCAAAATAGTAGGTGGAAAGAAATTACTCGTAGAATTTTTGAAGGAATGGCATGTGGCAAAATGGTTTTAACAGATAATTTACCACATGAAACAGGATTAAGAGATATGTTTATAGGTGGTGAAGATATTGTATATTATGATGATATGTTTGATTGTATTGAAAAGATAAATTATTACAATGAGAATGAAGGGGAAAGAGAAAGAATAGCATTTAATGGTATGCAAAAAGTTCTTAATAACTATACACAAATTCAAGTAGTAGATAAATTGATAAAAGAATATGAGTCGTACAGAAATAATTAATATATTAATTAGAAAATACGGTTACAAATCTTATTTAGAAGTTGGTACGCAAGACCCAGCTTCAAACTTTGATAAAATCAATGCAGAACATAAAGTTTCATTAGACCCATTCCCAAGAGGTGATGTAACATTTATTGGCACCTCCGATGAATATTTTAATTCTATTTCTACGGATATAAAATATGATATTATTTTTATAGATGGATTGCATCACGATGACCAAGTTCTAAAAGATATTGAAAACTCATTGAATCATTTATCGGATAATGGAACGATAGTTTGTCATGATTGTTTACCATTGACAGAAGATATGCAAGCTAGAGATGACCACGGACGAGAATGGACCGGTGATGTTTGGAAAGCAATTGCACATTTGAGAGTTGAAAGAATTGATTTAGATATTAAAGTTGTTAATACGGATTATGGTTGTGGTATCATTCGTAGAGGAACAAATGTTCCATACCATCCATTAACTGAAAATTATAAAACATATTCATATTATAATTTTAATAAAAACAGAATGCTAAATGTTATTTCAGAAGAAGAATTTATACAATGGATAAGTACTCAATCGTAATACCCACACTTTGGAAATCAAATAGAACTAAAAAATTATTAGTTGATTTACAAGAATGCGAATATGTAGATGAGATAATCGTAATTGATAATTCATATGATGGATATCAGGATACTGTGGTTGAAAAAATTAGATTTGTTTCATTCGGAGGAAACATTTATGTAAATCCCGCTTGGAATTTGGGAGTCAAACATGCTAAAAATAACTGTATAGCTCTTTTAAATGACGATATTAACTTTAACACCAATATTTTTGAATTAATTACAGAACAAGTTCTCATTAATTATGGAATTATAGGAATGGGTGAAGGAAATTATAAAGGAGTAATAGATGAAGAAAAAGGACCTTATATAGATGTTTGGAAATCTGGTATAAATGATTGGGGCTGGGGATGTTTTATTATGCTACATAAAAAATATTGGTTAGATATTCCTGAAAATATAAAGATATGGTATGGGGATAACTTTATTAAAGATGTTAATCTAGCCCCAAAAGGATGTTTGAGAAACTTTAGAATTGAAACTGAAATGAGCACAACATCAGATGAAAAAGAATGGGATGAAACTAAGAAAAAAGATTACGAATATTTTATAAATTATTTGCGTTATGGAAAAGTTACCAATTAGCATAGGAATTTTAAGTTGGCATAGTGGCCAAGTATTAGTAGATACATTGACAACATACCACAATAATGGATTGTTTGATATGGTAAATGATGTAACTATCCTATTTCAAGAATTCAATGACCAAGATTATCAAATAGCAAAACATTTCGGATTGAATCTTATCGGTATGAATTCTAATATTGGAATTGGAAAGGCATTTATCAAACTTACAGAAAATGCACAATCCGATTATGTATTAGTTTTAGAACATGATTGGAATTTAATAGAAGATACAGATACCACATACAAAAGATTACAAAGAAGTATATCGGCAATTGAAATGGGAATGGATGTTATTCATTTAAGACATAGAAAGAATCCAGGATATCCACATTTTTCATTTAGACATAAAGGACAAGAATTAACTTATTATGATGATGAGATTGGAGCAACATCACCACATCTTTTAGATTCGGTTCATTGGTGTGAGCCGGATATTGAATTTTCAGAGCAAATTAAAAAATCAGAAGATATGTTTTGGACGACTTCTCGATATGGTAATTGGACTAATAACCCTTGCTTATATAAAAAACAATTTTATTTAGATGTTGTTAAACCATTTGCTGGCGATGGGATTGCATTAGAAGGAAATATTGGTAAATGGTGGGTTCAACAAAATTATAAAGTTGGACACAACGAAGGATTATTCATGCACAACGATTGGCAAAAATACGGAAAAAGATGAAATATACAATAGTAAGCTCTCTAACGAATTATGGTGTAGAGCAAATTAGACCATTTGTAGAATCAATAAATAGAAGCGGTTATACGGGTGAAAAATTAATGTTAGTTTACAATGTATCGGATGATGTAATTAAATACCTAGATGATAATGATTGGTTAATTGTAAAATCAGAAGAACAGCAACATATTATTCTACAAAGATTTAGAGATATGTATATGTTATTGCAAACATACGATACAGACATAATTATTTGGGTTGATGTTAAAGATATTGTTTTTCAAAAAGACCCAACGGATTGGTTAAATAAATGTATGACTAAAGATATTTTAGCATTTAGCGAATCCCTTAAATTTGGAGCGGAAGAATGGGCGAGATTAAACGCAGGTACAAGTTTTCCTATGGAATGGGAATGGTTGCAAAACGAAGAAATATATTGTGCAGGAACTATTGTGGGTAAAAAAGAAGCAATACGAGATTTATTTATAGACATTTATAGATGGAGTTTGACGACATCAAATCCACAACAATTAGCAGACCAAGCCGCATATAATATCTTAATACATATGCACCAATGGAAAGATAAAGTTCAATTTGTAAAACAACAAGAGGGATTTGCTGCTCAATTACATTTAAAATTAAAGAAGGGTGATACTTTACCTTATACTGAAGAATTAGCAACTATTGATGGTGATGAAATTAAAAATTCAAATGGTGAATTATACACATTAGTTCATCAATATGATAGAAATGAAGAATTGAAATATTTAATAGAAAACAAATACAAATGAAAAAAATAGTTATAACATCATTCGTAATGCCACATGAGTTGGATGATTTGGAAAGAGTATTGGTAGATTTGAATAAAGCATCTAAATTTGTAGATGGAAAGAATTATGAATTTTACATTTCATTTTCAGTTTCAGATTACCTATTTGATTGGGAAAATTCTAAAATAGATAAACAATTTTTTATTGATAGATTTAATTCACTAAAACCACTAACGGATTGGGCCGGAAAAGCTACCTATCAAATCAGAGACGAAATTATAGGTGCTTTTCAAACCAAAAGATATTCACATTTAGAATGTAAAGATGCTACTCATTTTATCTGGTTAGATACTGATATTTGTTTCGATGATAAGATTCTTTACTATATGGAAGCAAGTATAGATAGATTATCGGAAACTGACCCAAATTTAAAAAAATATTTTATTTCGCCAGAAATTGTAAAATATTGGGACACTACTTGGGATTGCTTAGTAAATGAAAATTATCTAAATAAACCTTTAGATTATTGTAAAAATAATAATCCATTTTCCGAAAGTGGTGAAATAGGTGACGTAGAATTATTAACAGTAATTAATGAAGTTCCAGGTCAGCCAAAAACAAAATTTGGAGCTGGTTGGTTTACACTTTTATCAAAACCTCTATTAGATAGAATACCACTACCCGAATCTATGGGTGCATATGGACCTGACGATACTTTTTTAATGTGGGGTATTGAAAAACTAAATCAAAATGGAGAACAAATATATCAATTTAAATTAAAAAACTATATTGTTTGTGAAAATTATATTTATAGAAATAGAAAACATTATGATTCTATTATAAAAAGAATTGATAGAAAAGAGGAATTCAAAAAACAATCATATTCTGTGTTTCAGGACGAAATAAATAAAATTCAATGACAATAGAAATATCAAAAGAAAAATTAAAAAAAGAAGGTTATACTACTTTTAATTTGAAAGAATTTGACTCTGAATTTTATAATTGGTTATTAAACTATAAATGTAATGAGGAAAAAAATTTAAAAAAATATTTTACTTATTTAAAAGCTGATACTACTAATGGTGCAAATGGTTGGAAAATAAAGAATAATTTTCTTACATATGAAAACGCATGTGTAAAAAAGAATGAGTTTTTGAAAGATAAAGATAAAATTATAATTCAACAAATGTGGTTTTTTTCTGATTTAAATCCAATCTTTGGCGAAAAAGGTGAAAGTGTTAAGTTTCAAAATTATGTAAAAAAAATTGTAAAATATTTTTTTGATTTTGATGAAACACAAGAATATTCTTTTTTTGCACCAATGTTTACATATTATGACGTAGGTTGTAGATTACAAAATCATTCGGATGGAAGAGGTACGGGAAGAATATGTGCATTATTAATTTATTTAAATGAAACTTACGATGAAAAAGATGGTGGATGTTTAATTTTAAATAACAATGAAAAAGTTATACCAACATTTGGTCAAATTGCAATCTTAGATTTACAAACATTTGATATACAACACATGGTTACAGAGGTTACAGGTGGAATAGGTAGATATGCAATACTTTCTTTTATAAAAAAAATAGAGGATGAATTTATTAACTCGCCTGCAGATAGAGAAAAAGTTTTAAGATAATTTTTTTTATATTTATATCCGTATATACAACTAAAAAAATATGAAATTTGAAGTAACACATCCGAAAATTTGGAAAAAACTTGCAGAAAAATCCATACCTATAAAAAATAGGATTAAGATTTATGAAAAAATGGGTGGTGCATACCGATTAGGTGAGAGTGGTGGAGAGCAAGTATTTAACAAAATGACAGAATTATTAAGGCATAAAATGCAAGAAGCAGATTCAGGTGGAGACCACGAGGTTGGTATGGCTATGGGTCAATTGCAAGATATAATGAAGAACGCTACCGAGCTTAAAGGTAAAATCGGTACACAAGAAAAGAATTTGCCAGGTTGGATTACTGACCATATTTCACAAGCAATGCAATTTATTAATCAAGCAAACACCGGCTATCACGAGCTTGGTGGTAAAGAAAACAAATAATGGAAAATATTTATTCTGTACTTATTACGGCTTTGACAGTATTAGGTGGTGCATCAGCATTTAGATACTATGAAAAAAGAGCTCAACGAAGAGAAAAAGATGATGATTTTATTCGCCATGATTGTAAAGACCGTATATCAAAGTTAGAGACACTTTTAGAGGAAGCATCTAAAGAAAAAGATGAAATGCGAAAAATGATTTTAGATTTAACAGCAAAAGTGGCAGAACTCAAAGTAACTGTTGATTTTTTAAGAGAAGAAAATACTTACTTAGAAAAAAAGGTTGTAAAGACTAAGAAACAAATAAATGGCTAATTTTATATCTTCGTTATGGAATGGAATGAAAGTAGAGTTTGGAAAAGTTTATTCCAATCCATTTGTAAATGCTTTTAAGCCAATCAATGAGGAGGAATTACCAACAGGAAAAAAATTGAGAGTATTTGATTTTGATGATACACTTGTAAAAACTAATTCATTTATTTATGTTCAAAATAAAAGTGGTAAGAAATTAAAGCTTACGCCAGGTGAATACGCAGTTTACGAACCAAAAAAAGAAGATAAATTTGATTTCTCCGATTTCGAAAAAGTAAATCAACCTCAGGAAGTAAAAGGTATTACTAAATTACTAAAAACTATTGCAAAATCAGAAGGGCAAAGAAAAATTGTGGTACTGACAGCTAGAGGGGCATACAAACCTGTTAAGGATTATTTAAAAGATATTGGATTAGAAGGTACATATGTAGTGGCATTGGGAGATTCCGACCCACAAAAGAAAGCCGATTGGATTGAGGACAAGATTAAAAAGGGATATGATGATGTATTTTTTATAGATGATTCACATAAAAACGTAGCAGCCGTAAATAAACTAAAAGAAAAATATCCTAATATAAAAATGAAAGTGCAGCATGTTAAACATGAAATTCCAAAAGCACCTGAAAACAGATTTAAAAATTCAGAAAAAGAAAAACAGATACCAAATAAAAAAGAACAGCCTAAAAGTGGGGATATGAAATTGAAAAATCTTTTACCAAAAGATTTAGATAAAAAGGTAAAAAATCCTGAAACCGGTAAAATGATTAAAATTAAATCAGCATTACAATACGATAAAAATACCCCTGCACATAAAGCTGCTCAATTTGCCTTAAAAAACAAATAAGTTATGATTTACCTATTTACAGGTCAGCCAGGTAGCGGTAAAACTACTTTAGCTAAGAAGTTACAAATGTGGTTACAAACAGATAAAAAGAATTGGCGTAAATCCGTATTACATATCGATGGAGATAAATTGAGAGAATTATTTCCAAACACAGATTATTCAAAAGAAGGTAGAGAAAGAAATATACAAAAAGCGTTTGATATAGCAAAGTATCTTAATTCAGAGGGAGTAGATGTAGTAATTAGTTTAGTATCACCATATAGAAATTTAAGAGAAGATTTAAAATCGCAATATAAAGCTATAGAAATTTATTGTCACACAAAAAAGATGAGAGGTAGAGAAGATAAGTTTGCATTAGATTATGAACCACCTATTGAATTTTTTGTTGATTTAGATACATCGGATAATGCTGATATTACATTTACAAAATTAATTAAAATGTTAGTATAATGTTTTCAAAAATTTATTCAAATGGTTGTAGTTTTATGTGGGGACATAACCATAATAATCCTTGGTATTTTGAATTTTTTGAAGAAACAAAAGAAATAGATATTTCAAAATTTAAAAGTGATTGTAGTAAAGTAAAATCAAAATCAGAAAATACTCAATATACAAATCCAAATGTTTTTAAACCTTATAATGAATATGATTGGGTGAGAGAAAAATATAATTATGCAAATAGAATTGCTGATTTTTTTAATGTGGATATTGTTAATGAATCTATATTTGGTGGGTCATTCAATAGGGTATACAGAAAAACATTAAATTATATAATTAATAATAAAAAAGAAAATTTAGAAAATTTATTAGTTATAATAGAAATACCCCCTATCGGTAGAAATGAAACTTATTTTATAAATCAAGAGAGGTATTGTAACTATGTATCTAATAATGATAATTATGATTTTTTAGAAGAAGATAATTTTTTATATACAAGAGAGTTTTTTAAAAAATCATTTGATTTACATATATTTGCAAAAGATGAATTGGCAAAATTATTTACATTAATTGAATTGTTTAAATTTAATAATATAAAGTATCTTTTTATTCAAACTGATAATAGATTTTCTTTAATACCAAACAAAAATGATAAATACTTAAATTATAATACTTGTCAAGAAATTCAAAAACACATAGACGAAAATTCCGTAAATTTTTATTCAAAAAATAAAAATATTTTTAATATGAATATTGCTTCGTGGATAAGAGATGAAAAATGTATGTTTAGTGATGATACTAAGGGTTTTAGTTTAGATGTTCACAATTCTATAAATGGCTCTAAAAAAATATCAGAGCAAATAATTGATTACATTAATAAATTTATAGTTTGATATACTTATAGTTATAATTAAATGTTATAAGTATGGAACAAACGGATAATTTTTTTCCTAATTTGGACGAAACACCAAAAGGTAAAAGAGGGTTGGGTGCAAAACCATTACTAGAATCACAAATAAAAGCAGCACAAGAAAAATCTCGTTCAGCATTTGAAGCAGCAAGACTGTTAGGAGTATCATATAATACTTACAAAAAGTATGCAAAACTTTATGGTATATTTGAAAACCTTAAAAACCCATATGGTATTGGAATAGAGAAAGCAAAAAAAATTAAAAATAAAAAATATCACATAGATGATTTAATAGACGGTAAACATTTACATTATCCACTTCATAAATTTAAAAACAAATTATTTGATAGTGGTTATGTACCAAAAGTATGTGGTAGTTGTGGATTTAGTGAAGCAAGGATTACTGATGGTAAAATGCCTCTACTCATAGATTTTTTGGATGGTAATTTGAACAACAGAAAATTAGATAATATTCGCCCTCTTTGTTACAATTGTTTTTTCCTATTAGTTGGTGAAAGAAATGTAAAAAATTGGTATGCAGAGAATGGTGGACAAATAACTGAAGATGAAGAAAACCGTTTACAGGAGCAAAGTCCCGTTCAGAATTAGTTTTGGTGGTGGCGGTAGTGATATGCCCGATTATTGTAAATATCATACTGGCGCAATTATCAATACAACAATTCGTTTATTTACTCACACATCCTTACAATTAAGAGAAGATGGTAAGGTATCGTTTTATTGGGTAAATAAAGAGGAAAGAGAGGAGCATGAGTTCAGTAATGATTTAGATTGTTCTTATGGATTAAAGCTCTTTAAAGCAACTCACAATCACGTATGCAAACGTTTTAAGTTAGAACCATTTGGGTATGATATTGTTACCTATCAAGATGTTCCAACGGGAAGTGGTTTGGGTACATCATCGACACTTATAGTATCTTTAATTGGAGTATATACAGAATTGTTTAATTTACCTTTGGGAGAGTATGATATTGCAGAAATGGCAATTCAAATTGAAAGGGTTGAACTTGCAGAAAATGGTGGAAAGCAGGACCAATATGCAGCTGCGTTTGGTGGGTGGAACTATATGGAATTTAAAGGTGATGATGTAGTAGTTAATCCATTGAGAGTAAAAGATAGTATTCAGGACGAATTAGAAAATAACATAGTTTTATACTTTGCAAACTCAACACGGAATAGCTCGGAAGTACTAGAGGAACAGGTAAAAAAAATGAGAGATAAAAATAAAACCTCTACACTTTCATTACACGCTTTGGTAGAGCAAGCAAAACTTATTAAGGATTGCCTAATCAGAGGTAACATAGATGATTTAGGAGAGATTTTAGACTACGGATTTCAGCAAAAGAAAATGTTAGCAAAAGGAATCAGTACACCTGAAATAGAATTATTATACGAAACCGCATTAAAAGCAGGTTCGACCGGTGGTAAGATAAGTGGAGCAGGTGGTGGTGGATTTATGTTTTTCTACTGCCCAAACGATACAAAATATGAAGTAATCAAAGCATTGGATAATTTAGATATGGGGTATCACCAACCATTTACCTGGAATAAATTTGGCATGAGAACTTGGCAAATTGGATAATTTTTCGTATATTTATTATTGTAAACAAAATATATGGCATATTCAGATAAAGTATTAGACCATTATCAAAATCCTAAAAATGTAGGAACATTAGATAAATCAAAATCCAATGTTGGCACCGGTTTGGTGGGCGCACCTGAGTGTGGTGACGTAATGAGATTACAAATTGAAGTTAGTGATAATATCATTACCGATGCAAAATTCAAAACTTTTGGTTGTGGTTCAGCAATCGCAGCATCATCTTTAGCAACAGAATGGTTAAAAGGTAAAAGTGTTGATGAGGCAGTCACAATTGATAATATGGATTTAGTCGAAGAGCTGAATCTACCACCGGTCAAAATTCACTGCTCTGTGTTGGCCGAAGATGCTATAAAAGCGGCAATAAATGATTATCGTGAAAAACAAGGACTTCAAAAATTAAACTATGAAACACATCTGTAATCTAATTAGCAAACTTACTTTTGGAAAAGTATGTTTTGGTTGGTGTAAAAAATAAATTGTGATTAAATCTAAAAGCATTACACTTGTTTGTAAAACTCCCAAATTAGATTTACAAAAAATTCAAATTGGGAATTATGTATCTCAGATACTATCTTCACCAACTTTTGTAAACCAATTTTGGGATTCAATTGAGATGGTAAATCGTAATTATATTACAAATAATCGTAAATGTATTGAACGAGAACTGAATCACTACCCACTTCGTTCTTTTAGATTTATAATAAATAAAAATTAAAATTATGAAAAAATTTATTTTATTTAATCTATTTATACTCTTAGTACAAATTTCAGCTTTTTCTCAAACTGAAAAAGACCAAAAAACATCAATCCGTAATACTACATCATCTCAATCAAGCCCGTCTACATCACGAGTCTCATCTACCGAAAGTTTCGATAAACAAGCAATAAGACGTGAACAATACAGACCAAAACAAAATACATTCATTCCACCTCCACCACCTATGTGGGGTGGAATTGGTGGATGGAACCAATGGTATAGATGGGGAGCACCATATTCATTCAACAGTTTTTATGATTTCGATGTTTATGACAGGTGGGGTTATAGAAGGCCCGCTAAAATTTTTGTACAATCAAACGGTAAAACAGATACGGTAGTAAGTAGAAAAAATAAAGTTAGGGTTGGTATCAATTTATCAACAAACAATGAACTTGGAGCATGGTTTACGATTGGAAAAGGTGTTTATTTTAAAGGTCAGTTTAACAAAATTATGAGCGGCGACCGTTCTGAATTTTATAATCACCCAAATGTGAATTTTTATAATGCTTCAACAGTTTGGAATGACCAAAGATTAGAAGATATAATTAAAGGATGGTCAGTATATTTTGGAGTAGGAAGGGAAATGAAACATTTTGGTGTTAATTTATCACTTGGTATAGGAAACGAGCAGGAAAATTTTCAATTTTACGATGAGTTGAACATACTTTCTAATAACGGAAAATACTCATTCAAAAACTTTATAGACAATTACGTTTCAACAAGTGTTGGAATAACTTATGATTATGAATTTATTTCAATTTCAACTGATTTTGACCCATTTAGAAAAACATTTTGGTTAGGAGCTGGGTTTAATTTTTAATATGATTACCGTAACAGAAACAGCAGCAAAAAAATTAAATTCTCTTATAGAAGAAAGTGGATGTATAACGCCATTTGTAAGAGTAGCAGTAAAGGGTGGCGGTTGTAGTGGATTATCCTATGAACTTTCATTTGATACTGAACAATATCCGACCGATACACTTGCGGAAGACAAGGGCGTAAAAATTTTAGTAGATAATAAATCGTTACTATACCTATTCGGTACTGAATTAAATTTTTCAGATGGTTTAAATGGTAAAGGATTTGAATTTAGAAATCCTAACGCGAGCCGAACTTGCGGATGTGGAGAAAGTTTTTCATTATGATTTTACAACCAATAAAAGTAAAAAAAATTTGGGGTTACGAATTATGGATACACAATGACCCACAATATTGCGGAAAACTCTTAGTGTTCCCAAAAATGAGTAGTAATTTTTCCATGCATTATCACATGATTAAAAATGAAACGTGGTATGTACAATCTGGTAAATTTCAATTTGATTGGATTGAAAATACAAAACTTAACAGAACGATAATAAATGTTGGGGATGTAGTTTATATTGAAAAAGGAAAACCACATCAACTTACAGCATTAGAGGATAATTCTACTGTTTTTGAAGTATCTACTGAACATTTTGAAGATGATTCTTACAGAATTTATAGAGATAATCCGCAAGAATTGGATGATATTCGATACGTTGAAAACCCAAATACAAAATTTGATATATGAGTAAACTTTGGATAATAGGGGATAGTTTTACAGGTTTTGGCAATAGACCAAATAAAAATTGGGTTCAGCAGGTATCCGATAAATTTAAAGGAGAATCATTTATTGTTAAATCAAAACCTAGTAGAGATTTTCAAACTATATTGGATATATTTTTAAGAAACTTAAAAAACATTTCAAAAGATGATTTTGTGATTTTAGTAGTACCAACTTTATCAAGAGTTAGATTACCGAGATATGAAAAAGCTTGGGATATTGAATATACAAATTTAAAAATAGAATTTGAAACTATTGACACATGGGAAGGTGATAATTCTCATTTTGATTATTTTATAGGTTCGAAATCTTACCGAAAAGAAACACCATTTTTGGACTTTAGATTAGCAGAACCATTTTTTGAATTAGAAGATGATGAAGTTGATAAAATGATACAAACTACAGAAATTATAAACGATTCCGATGCATCTAAAGAAAATTATATTGAAATTTTAAAATCATTAAAAGAATATTTACCATTTGAAATTTTTATATGGAGTTGGAATAATGAGATTGAATCGGATATTATAATCAATAAAAATCAGATAGAAAAAGAAATTGGATTTTGGCATACAATTTATGATGAATGGAAAGAAACAAATGGTTTGGTAGGAACAGAGGGTGACCACCATTTTTCTAAAAAAATGCACAATGCTTTTGCAAATTATCTTATTAAAAAATTTCCACAATTTTTTAACGTATGAGTATAAAGAACTCTAAAGAAAACAATAGTAAAGCGGAAAAACTCACAAAATTTGAATACATATTTGAAGATGAAGAATCTACTTCAATTTGGAAATATGACCTGAAAAAACAACAAAACGGACCCATTTCCGTTGAATATAAATGGAAGGCACATTACCTTAAAGAGTTAGAACTCAAAAGAAAAAGAGGAAGATAGTTTGGTGATATCAAAT